CAAAGGCACCTAGCACAAAGTTTAGTCCACCTTCCTGGTTAGTAACATCATTAAAATACTGTTCATAGTCACTGAGGGCAGATAACATAGTTCTGTTCTTACCATCTCCTACTCTTTTACCTTCTTCTTCAGCATACTGGGTATTCACTTCTTCAATACCTTCTTTAGCTGCTTCTGCTAACCTGGATGTTAGCCCATGTCTGACCATCACTGCTTTTCGTAGTTCAGGATTTTCTAATGATGCTGTCTGTACCCTGTTCTTCCATGCACTAAGACTTTCCCCTTCAGCCCTTCTACCCTGAGTCTTAAACCAGGTAAGTACTTCATCAGAAGGTTCTTTAAAGAATGGTGCTACCTCACCAAGATTAAGTACAGTGTTCATGATAGTATTCATTCTTACTGTAGTAGCTGCTGCTTGACCCGCCATTTGTTTAGCATGGCCATCTGCTGCATCGGGACTATTACCTTCCTTTAGTGCTTTATCATATTGCTTTTTATAAACTTCATCATAAACTCTATAACCGGACATTGCCCCCTCAGTATAAGCAAGTGTACCAGCAGTAAGAGTTTGAGCTAGAGCCCGTGAAGTCTGCAACCCTTTCTTACCAAGCTGTAGCAACTCCCCTGCACCTTTAGCAGCAGTACCAAATAGCTTAGCCAGTCCTGCTCCTTCGAGGGCAAATGCACCGGCACTCTCTACAAGCTGCTGTGTATTCTCAAACCACCATGCGGGGTCAGTCAAATCCCAGGTTTTGTTAGGATCTTCCCTATAAATTTCACCAAGAGGATTATGAGCTTTCTGTATTGTACGGGTAAGTGCATTACTGTAGTCATTAGCATCATCAAAGAGTTCAGGTATATACCCAAAACCTTCTACCAAGCCAGTGATTACATTAGAAGCACCATTACCAAGTGTAAGCCCGGCTTGAGCTAACCATGATTGATCCTGGGCCCTTAATTTCTCATTATTCTGTCCAAACTTTGGTGTAAAATCATATTTATCAGGACTATCCTGTAGGTTCTGCTGAACACCTCCTACAGTTACAACACTGCCACTATTCTTAGTAGTGGCAGGTTTCATCCATGAGGTATCTTGTTTCGGAGTTGGTTTTAACCAATCATTATCTGGCATATCATTTATGATTTACATCTAAGAATTCAAATACATCTTTGAAACTGTAAGCAGTCTTTTCCTTATCGTTTACCTTCACAGTCCAACCACCTCTTTGGTCTTCAGTATTGGCTTTAATACTTACTCCATTATTGTTAAAACTTCGGGTAAGATTATTCAGAGAAGTTGCAAGTCCTGCAGCTCTTCTCATGTAATCCTTCTGAGTTGCATCCATTCCCTGTTCAGCTATTGCCTGGATATTCGTATTAGGTAATTTAACTATCATATCCTCACCACTTGTTTTCTTACCTTTTACATCTTTAAATGCACGTACTACCAAGGCCATAGGTGAAGATGGGTCACCAGTATAGGTTATCCCAATAGCTCTCATATTACCTTTCAGTTCATCCCATTGGTCTGCTGATAACTGCTGGCCATTCTTATCCTGTACAGGTATTGCACCATTCTTTAATCCAAGACTGGATACAAGTCCTTCAACATTTTTAGAAATGCCATCTACAGTTTTTTCATTCATAAAGGCAAACAAATCTGAACCTACTGTAGTACCAGCCATTCTTTTTTTAAGTTCTTCCTGGTATTTTCTGAATTGAGGTGTAGCTTCTATTATATCTTGGTAAGCTTTCTGAGCCCTTACCTTCTTATTACCACCAGCAGAAGCAACTGAACCTGCAGGGGCATTAAACCTCATTTCCTTATCATAAGCTTTTTGTGCCTCAGCTTTAAGCTCAGGTGTAATCTTGAAGTTAGCTGCTCTTTTTGCTGCCTCATCTACAGCAGAAAGATGTTGCTGCTTTTCTTTAGCGTAAGCTATCTGCTGTCGGAATGCATTCGCATCATCAGTTACATCAACGATCTTTCCAGATTCATCTTTATAACCAACTTTACCATTACCAAGATCAATCTTAGCCTTACCATCTTTAAGTCCCTTAGTCCATTCAGAATAAGAAGCCATAGCTGACCTTGTGGCATCACCAGTTTCTTTCTTAATATCTTCAAAATCATTAACACTATTTACATCAGCCCCTCCAAGAGTCATAGTAGATGCCACCTGTAACATCATGTTCTCTTTCTTCTTATCCTCATTCCATTTGTAGTAAGGATTTTCCTTCACCCCCTGGTCAGTATCTGTATCATTACGATAGTATTTACTTACAGCATATTCATGAGCTTTCTGTAGCAAATTCTTACCTATTCCTTCACTTACTGCTTCTTTCACAGCAGTAGTAAGATCTTTCCCACGTTTTAATCTCTCAAGTATTAATGGTGATTTTACAGTTGACGGATCAACCTTTGAGTAATCCATATTGTAAGTACCAAGATTCTGTTGCTGGGCAATCCAACTCATGGCCTGTGGATCGTTTTGCAACCCGGATGATACAATTTGCTGTATCCTTTCAGCAGGCATCTTAACAGTTTTCTGTCCATTCTTGAATATCCACTGGTCACCAACCTGTTCTTTAGACCATCCCTGAGTTTGTGGGAACTGTTTATCCATAATAGTATCTACAGCTTTCTGCATATCAAAAGTCTCTACATATTGCTGACCACTGAATCTTCCCGAGTATTTACCATTTGAAGGATCTTTCTGAATACCTTTATCCTGATGTATATCTCTTCTCAATAGCGACTGTGCTTCTTCAGGGCTAAGTTTACCTTCTGAAACCTTCTTGTTATACTCTTCCTGCCGCTGAGCAAAGTCTTGCTGTCGCTGAGCAAATCCAGCATAATCAGCAGGTAATTCCCTGGCAAGCATTGTGCTTTCCCTTACAGCATTCTCAAGATCTGGTCGTTTAGATAAAGTATCCAACTTAGTCTTGTACTGTCCCTTAACTTCTTCGAGTGCAGACTGATCCTGTGGTAATGCTTTCATACTATTCATAAATCTACCGACATAATCCTGCTGGTCAAGAGAAGTGTCATAGCGTTTCTGCATCTCCTGGCTAACCTGCACAAGTTCAGGTACAACACTACCTTCATATTGTTTAACCTGCTGGCTATTAGCTAACCTATACCCATCGTATAATCCCATTACTGTAAGTTTGAATTTTAGTAAACTTTCTTTCTCATACTACCACCATACCTGAGAACAGTACCAGTTCTGCTATTAACTTTCTTAGGCAGTATAACATCGTCATTGTACCCATTTTCATTAAGATACTTATCATAAGCATCTATCCTTCTATCCATCACCCCACTATTCTCATAAAGACCTTTGTAAATACCAAGTCTCTTCCTATCTAAATCTCTTTGGCCATTAACGTTCTGCTGCATGATATATTTATCTGCTGCATTAGAAAGATTGGCGGACTGCTCCCGTTGCTGTGCCACCTGCCCTTGAACCAAATCATTCTTCCACTGATTCATCATACCTACATTCTGCCCTTCAATACCAGCATTAATCTGGTCTGTCTGCATTCCAAGCTGAGCGTTAGTATTAGTTTCAGCTTCAGAGATAGAATTCTTAGTACGGATATTTGAAGCAAGGGTTGATCCCTTGTACGCAGCAGAAGTATTTTCATCCAACATTCTATCAGCATTACCATTAGCACCCCTCATTTGTCTATCAGCTTCTACTCTTTGTGCATCATAATTCACTTGCCTTCTGGCCACAGGATTAATCATCCCTGGCGCTGATGGAAGAGGTACGTTACGAAAACTATTTGCTATATTAGAAATGTATGGAACTATATCTCCTAAGCTACCGAATGCTTTTTTACGTCCTGTAATGGTGGTAGTTCCCTGTGGTTTAATACTTAGTTCTGTAGCTTTAGGAGTACCCATGTTCATTTGAGGTTCCTTAAAATTAATTCTTTCAGGTGCAGCATCTTCTCTACCAAACTTCTTATCTGTTGATGCAGGAAGATATGTGGGTACAGTATCGCTACCTGGCGCTTTAGGTACACCAAAGTTGAAATCTATGGGCTTAGGACTTCCGTCTGCTGGTGATGGAAAGGCAGGAGTACGTCCTGAGACTGTGCTCTGAGTTGGCTTCTTATCCTGAGCTTCAAAAGCTTTACCATAGGTATCATAGGTAGATGCAGTTTGGGGGCCATACCTTCCTTTATCATAACCAGTAGAACCGAAATTAGTAATAGGTGGTTTTCTACCCGTAGCAGTTTCCTGAGTATTGATATAATCCTGGTATCGTCCTACTGCTTCACGGTCTGTTGCCCATTCAGGTAAAGGAGTCCTGTCAGACTTCAATCCCTTCACACCCAGCAGACTATCTCTGCTATCTACAGGTTTACCATTCTTGATAGTACCATTTCCATAAACTTTTCTTCTCTCTGGCATGGTTATTAATTTAAGCCGTGCATCTGTTTGATGTACTCTTGTGATAATTTAAGATTATTCTCTTTCTCCTTCAGCAATTTAATACTGGTAACCCGCTCAGGTGACAGTGCTTTCTTCTCTATCTTTCCAATAGCAGCAGCAATAGGTTTATGCAACTTAGCAAATCCAAGCTTTTCTGAAAATACATAATCTCCATTAGTAGTTTCACCATCCTCAACTTCTACGCCTTTTCCCGGTAATTGAATACCTCCTTCAGCGTGAGTGTTACCACTGAATTCTGCTGCGGAATCATTGAGAGGTTGCGCTTTACCGCCGGTAGTCTGCTGTTGAGAAATATTGAGATGGCCCCCATTAGCAAAATACTGACTTGCTAAGTTCCCAGTTACAGCAGTAGGATCAGAGGATACCCTTGCAGCAGATTGATTTTGAACCATTCTAATATTATTAGTAATTTCCTGTTGTCTTAGTCTTTCTGCTGCCCGTTGTTTGCTTTTATAAGATATAGCAGCTCCAATTAATCCAAGAGTTCCCCCTTGTAAATTGCCTTTAATAAGACTTCCTGTTAAGGACTGATTACCATATTTATCAACAGGGTCTATAGCATCTACCAAACCTGTTCCCAGTGAACTGGCAGTCCCTATGACTTGTCCTATTCCCGGAATAGAACTTGCCCCTGCCATCACTGCCGTTCCAGCTGCAGATATACCCATACCAGCATCCCTTTCATCTATAGAAGAACCATATTGATACTTTTTGTATCGTTTGAGTAGAGTCATTACCTGTAGGATTTAGAAGCGTCTATACCAGCACCATGAAGGTAGATAGTATTACCGCTCAGATTATCAAATTCAAATCTAACTATAAAAAAGTTATCATGCATTAAATCCTGATCAAACCAAGCCTTATTCAAGTCAATGTTTGTAGTATCTACAGCAAAATTATTGAAGAGATCTTTGAGGAAAGTTGTACCATAAGTTTTAACTACATCTCTGAACGTGTCAAAGTTCCATAATGCCTGAGTTTTCCTTACTTCATAACTTAAACCCTGAAACATTTGTGATAATGTAATTCTTCCTGTGCATTGTTGATTATTCCATACAGTAATATGAGTAAGGGTACTAAACTCCTGCTCATTAGTTGAGAACACTTCACTTAACCAATTGAGCGAGTTTAATATCATCTCAGTATCATTGGTAAATACAGCATCTACAAAAAATGATTGTGGGGCAGGGTTATAGTATACTCCAGGCGCTCCTAAATTATGTTTGTAAATCTTCCTGTTTTTTAGATTAAATAGCTGATCTCTTCCTGAAAAGTAGAAATCAGGAAAATACCCATGAAAGAATATCCAATCTTTCTGATCTAATGAGAATGATAGGGTATAAGATTTATTAACAACTTCTTCATAATCTGCATCCTCAAAGGCATAACAGGTTTCACCTTGCTTTACAAGGTACAGACAACTATAATCTTCAGAAGTTGCTGATGGGTCATAGTTTACTGCTGAAGGGTTTGTACATCCTGCTGTCATTATGGTTCAATTATATAAGTGGATAATTCTATTGTGTAGGTATTCTCTGCTTCTGCGAGGAATGAATAATTTGTACTGGTAGTAGTTGTATCTGAAACAGTCACTACCTGATCCATTATCACTGCAGGAGCACCCGTTATATTAGTAATGAGTATTTTAAACTTACCTATTCTACCTTCTTCAAGTATTAAGGGTTGAAAATTTTTAATCTCACTATAAATATTTGTATCCGCAGTAACTCCAATAGGTGTAATAGAAGATGCATTAGCTGTAGTTGCTAATGCAATATCGTCCCCTATTTTAATAATGAGCATCGCTGGTACTTCTGTATCATGCTCAGCAGTATAAGTAAAACTTCCCCCTGGATCACTATCTACAGCACAATCTTCAGAATCAACTTCGGTTGGATAGTATGCATGACCAAATTCCCCTATAGTTCCTGTTTGAAAAGTACCTAAAGTAGTACTGTTAGGGTAGATTTCAACTATCCTGCTGTATTTAGTGGAACGTACTGCTCCTGTTAACCATACTTTATTACCCATCTTAAAAAGTTAAAGTTGCATTCTTAGTTGTTCTGTTAAATGTTACCTGTCCAACCGGGCCATAAGTAGCCGCTACACCTGAAGTACCGTCAGTTACCGGTCCCCCACTGCTATTAGTAGCTCCTGTTCTCATGAATAATATCTGCTTAGTAAATGTTTGCTGGAATACTAATAGATCCGCTGTAGGATTACTCCAGTCAAAGGTAGAAGTATCTGCTGCTATTGCAAGAGGATCGTAAAGTGTAGTAGGACTGCTATTAGTACCTTTTACCATAGCCCCACCTTTCCAGGCAATCAATTCAAAAGTCACTTGTCCCGGTAACACATCCCCAGCACCTGCCCCAATACTTGCATACCACAACCCGAGTAAGTCTGCTGTGAGTGAAGTAGGAATAGATGGGTACAGTGTTTCTAAATTAAAGAAATCTATCAATACCATTTCCCCACCCGTAGAGGTATTATCCCCACCATGTTGCATTACTTTAGGGGTAGTTGAAGTAGGCATTACATAACTACCACTATTGAACCCATATCCAAGGAATATACCATCTATCTCTGCATTCCCTGTAGTAAATCCGGTGAAACCCGTCCCGGTATCTAAATCTGTTCCGGCTCCGGTTAACCATCCATACCTTACAGCAAGGAAATCAAAATCTTCAATGATTACTTCTTCGGTGCACATAGAAGTATAAGGAATATTCTCAAGAGTAGCTGTATTATATAATACATCTACCCTTACTTCAAAATCTTTATACAATACTGGTACTCCTTTGTCAGTAGCTCTTATAATGATACTATAATATGGTGCTGTTAATGGATCAAGCGTTACAGCAGATTTAAGTTTTAACTGCATGAATGTAGCACTGGTTGAATCTGTATCCAGTTCCAGATTACTTGTAGTTGGGTATTCAGCCACTATACTATAGTCCATAGCATCATCCTCGTCATTATCAGGATCTATAGCTTCAATTACTGTTCCTATAATCAAATCAGTATTACTGGTTTTAAAATTATCAAGTATAGTAAATAACTGATCATCTGCTGTTGGCTGAATATTTACATGGGTTACATTAATTATAAGCATAGCAGTAGAAGTTAGTACTCCATCTGATACAGAAATTGTAAGTATATAAACAGGGTTATCAATACCATTTAATAAACTACCGTCTACCACCGTTACAACCCCTGTTGCACTATTAATAGCAAAGGTTGTCCCTAAATTACCTGCTGTGATAGAGAAAGTTAATGTATCGCCTTCCCTGTCAGTAGCAATCATTGTGTGTATTTCTGCATCTGTTACAGTAGTATCAGGAATGGTAACAGTTTGATTATAAACTATAGGAGCCCTGTTTACCTCAGTGAGATTTATAGTAATTGTAAAACTATCTGAGCCGTTATCGTTAGAAGCTATTGCATTAAATACATACTCATCTTCTATATAGAAATCTAATGGCCCTACTACAGTAATTACACCGGCAGTGGGATTTAAACTAAATGGAATTGAGCCCCCTACTATAAAGAAATTATCTACATCAGTACCAGTTACAGTACCTACCACAGTTCCAACAGGCACATCTTCAGCTATTGTAAATTCAAAGTCTTCTGCTGCTGGCTCAGGAAGTATAGGACATTCATAGTCAGGGCTTGTGTTAGCCCCGAGAAATCTGATATATCGCCCATCTTTATAAACTATATCTCCAATTGTAAGTGTTGATAAATCTTCCGGATATGGTAATACAGTTTGAGAGGGTAAAGTTTCATTCTTCACCGTCAGCAGAATTCTCTTATACTTACTATCGTAGCCAATAGTATATCCATTACCAATAAATACATTGGTTTCTTTAAGTCTGAGGTATTCTTTAAAGAATGTGTTGAGCATGTTGTTTACTAGCTCAAGCTGCCCCTTATAAATAAAGATTTGCCCCTGTTTACTATCTATAAACACGTACCCTGCAGGTGTCCGTACACAGGCAAGTTCATGTTGTGTACCTGCATACCCCAGCTTAGCACTCATAGCTTCTTGTGGTTGAAACTGGAATATGTCCCCACTACCAAGTGTTATAGCGATAATGTCACTTTCAAGCTTGGTTTTATCCTGAGTAAGAAAGAGAGCATTTTCATGGTGAATAAGTAATCTATCATCCATTCCTTCAAGATGAATAATGCGTCCCATATTCTTCTGAGCTTCATAATAATCTAATGGTAAGAATGAGCGCCATGAACGAAACTTGGTTTGCCGGCTAAGCTTACCACTTCTATGAATGCGATAGGGATGATTGATAAGATCTTCACTGAAGGTATTATAAATATTAGCTATAATCAAATCATCCAATGCGTTTGAATCCTTAGTGTACCCAAAATCATTAGGATCATAATCCCTTGTGAATATTGCAAGATAATTATTTCTATCTGCAACTGTTAATGGTGTTTTAGGATAATATTTTGAGTATGGTTTAGCCACATCTTCAAACCTGCTGTAAAGATTTGATGCTGTCTCACATATAATTCTTCGTGCTACTCTTACTCCGTTATCCCTATTAGCTTCAAGATTAGGCCCAGGGCCGGTAGCTGAAAAACTACCATAAGTATGAAATGTATATTCACAGATATAAGTATCACCATGATAAAAAGCTGTAGTATTTATAATTGAATTACTACTGGCCGCCCTAACAAGAGATTGTCCTGCAAATGGTACAAATAAATCCGATCTGAGATTCATTAAATTTGTCAGATAGGTTATCTCATCAGGCATGGTTATATCCCACCTGCTATTCCTTTTCAATAGCAATGAATTACCTGCAATAGAGGGTTGTAGCCCACTATCCGGTGAAACTATAACTCCTGCAAACATCCGCTCAATAAATCTATTATCCCAAGTACCTAAAAGAATATTATTAGGTACCCAGCCCGCTTTATTTGCATTAGCCTGATCTATTGCCTGGAATTTATAGGCTGTAGTTGAAGGTGGTATACCCTTAGCTAAATAATCTATCAATACTTCAACTGAACCCGCATCTGTATCATCTGCAGAAGGTCTTGAATAAATTAAACCCGCAGTATTCCGTAGATCTGTTTGCTGCATTTTTAATTGCAGGGAAAGATACTGTGGACTTACTGAGGGGTTATTAAACAACATATCAAAACTATGGAAATGAAACAATGTTGTCGTAAGCATAGCTGCAGAATGGTCAAAAGTTCTGAATTCTACTTTACCATTCCAATTACCCCCTGTAGAATATCTTGTTGGTCCACCTCTATTACTCATAGCCCCGAAGAGAAGAGCTGATTGCCCTACTACAGTACTATTACTGAGATTTCGTTTAGCGTAAAATATTTCCCATCCAACTATATCTGCTGCATATTGAGAGGGAATGATTACATTCTCTACACTGATTCCCAGCATATCAAGAGTATCTTTACCATAATTAGTGGTTCCCTGATATAAATTATCCTTACACCATGCAATGGATGGGAATCTATGGTGACGAACTTTCTGCCCCCTCAGATCCTGCCCACCAACAGCAGATGAATCGAAATCCGCTGTAGAAGGGTATACTTCATTCTCATTTTCCCATTTACCAAAATATCCATTCTTATTTACCGCATCAAACAGAGGTATAGTATCCTCAACCTGGTACTTCTTTGCAGTTATACCTTTACCTGAGGCTACAGTACTGGTAGCCCTGTCTCCTGAAGTTAGATCTGGCCCAGTTAAGAAGAAAGCATCTGTACTTGTGCCATCAACTATTTTGTACCTGATATAAAAAGCATACACTTCTTCATGCATGAAAGTCTTCTCTTCCCCTGTATGCATAAGGTTAGCTGGATTATCATCAGTAGTTACCAGCTTACTCGTCCATTTAATACGGGCAAGATTAGCGTACCTCTGCATCTCGTATCTCGGCCTGCTGGTAAGGTCAGCTATGTACAGAGCATCATTTAACTGACCAATAGTACCTACTGTTGCATAAGGTCTCATCACTACGAATATCTCATCAAGGGTAATTGTCTCTGTAAGTTCAGCACCATTATAAGTATAGGTAGTGCTGCTGCTGACTGAGATGGTATTGCTTAATTGTACTGCACTTATTACCCCGTTGATTTTAGAGATGATAGCTATCTGTACCTTATTCCATGAGGGATCAATATTATTAATTTGGATTTGAAGTGCTTTATCTGAAACAGTACCGGTAGTTCCTGTAACTACTACAGGACTGCTGACTGTGAGATAACTACTTTCAGTGCCATCATTCTTTAAATATTTTACAGATACATAGTAAGCCCCTGGGAGTAATGTACCTCCGCTTACCACTGTAGTATTAATATCAGGAGGTATTGCCTTCACGAACAGCAGCATATCATCCAATACTGTCACCTGAGGATTATCAAAATTCAGATAAAAGGGCTTTAAGAATTTATCTGTGAAAGCTCCCACTACTTCATTCTTATAATTTCTCTGTGCTTGCCCTGTAATTGGGCGGTTGGTTGAGAAATTAAACTTAAACCCTAAGCTTATATCATCAAGGATAGGGGTGTAAATATCATTGTCAAAGTCATAATACCCAATAGCTGAATTAGTATTGTTGGTAGAAAAGATAATTGGGTACTTATCAGTTTCCAGTACCCCCATTGGTGTATAAGGTATAGATGCATCGGACAGTAAAAAGCCCGGTTCATTAAAGACCGAGCGCTTAATATAATCCTGTATTCCATTCTTAGCAAAAGGATAGGTACCCTGAGGCTGTTCCTGTGGCCGAGTATCTCTACTTAACTTGTTGAATTTATCCATTATTCAGGTTTAGTTCCTACTATGTAGGGCTGTTGAACATTAAGACCTGCATTGACATTACCACCGGTATTCCTACCTCTTAAATCAAACATTCCTTCTTTATGAGAAGTATAATCAAAGTTATCGTAGTAGGCACTATCAGGTATGAATCTTACGAATGTATTAATTCTGTGCTGCATCTGTTCAGGGGAAGGCATCCGTATTTCTGCTGTGGCTCGTGGAGCATAGATCTGCTCCCACTGGGTAAAGCAATGATCGTAAGTAAATATCTTATCTTCATAACCAGCCCCAATCATCATTGCCCTGCAGTACCAATAAAGCGCCTGTTTATAATTCTGATTATCAGGAATCATTGGGAAACCATCTTCATCTACTTTTACACCACGGTAGTAAACTACTATTTCCCCGTCACAAAACGAGGTATTGATATATCCCATGTCTGTATAATAGAATTCATTGTACCCCCAGGGAAGCTGCTGTACAGCAGAGATTTGAGAAATATATTGAGCATGTCCGTTAAACGTTTCTTTGATAACAGTACTATTGAAGTTGTTGTTATACTGAATCATTTTATTCATCTGTACAGGTCTTGAACCCCCACCTTCCCGTAACCTGTGACCGTTAACTTCAACAGCATCAATCCATCTTAACCCACATGGTAGTTTTACTTTATGAAAATCAATACACAGATGTTCAAACTTACCTTCAAGTGTAAGTTGAGTTTCCATCATATCCATAGCTTCATAGAGCCACTCATGTATATCAGCAATGAATGAGCTATCCTGTACACGGGTATTGCGTATTACATTACCTATAACGGTTCTGAGACTGGTGTATTGGTATTGCATAATGCTAAAGCTTTTATATCCAGTAAAGGATTGTATTTATACCTGTATTTTAATAACGGATCGCGCATTAGAGCAGTCGTGAACTCTTTCTTAAAACCTTTCTTGTTTAATGTGTTGCCATTTGCTGGCATGAAGTGGTAACTTCTCACATTCCCGCCAGCAGAACTGGTATCCTTCACCCATTCAATTTTACAGTAATCTTCACTTGTATGGTAAACAAATATTGTCTTACCTTTTTCATCTACCTGTTTGTCCTTTAAAGTTCCGGCCCAGTCAATGGTAGGTTTCTTAAAGTTTCGCTGTGCCCGTATAGCCCTGATCTTCCCTACACCTGTAAGTGTTAAACTTTCCCCCTGTATAATGGCATCTTTTGCTTTATGGAAATAACTTTCAACTACAGTTCTGTACAGTGGCCAACTCATCTTTATTACAATATCACCTTCTTCCTCATCACCTGTTTGTACCCATTTGCTTTTCTTCTTTGTAGACTTGGCATAAATGGTATAGTTCTTCATTCGTATTCCTTCATCTCTTATACCCCACCAGGTTGGATTATCTTTCAATAACCGTGTAACGTACTCTTGGTACATAGTCTTTAACGTATGAGTCTTTAGCTCTTTAATTGGTTTAGGCATATCGATTATACCGGTATTTCCGGCGTTGGTTTATTACTTGGTCTGTTATAATCTACATTTAGAATTGATTGTACAATTAATTGCATCAAATCACCACTGCATGGAAACTGCATATCCCACGTATCACAATCAGTAGTATGATTACAGGCACAATCTAAAAGTTTTACGGCCATAGGATCATCAAAGATTGCATCAATTCTTATCTTGGGAAGTCCTGTTTTACCTACATATACTATTTGATTTACAAACTCATAGTATGGAAACATACCCGCAAACTTTCCTGTATCCAGGTAATTCTGGGTACCAGCAATTGCCCTTCTGAATGGACTCTTCCCGTCAATCCCCCCGATGTAGTCAAATAGTGTAACCTCTCTCACCAGCAGAGGAACTTCTACAGTAGTAATGGATTGCTTGTCACCGATACCTGCAATGCAGTCTGCTGCGAAAGCTGTACGCATAGGCAAATAGATTGATTGGCGAAAGAATATACGTTCTGCAGGTTTCTTTTGAAGTGAATTTGCAATCAATCTACTACGCCAGTATTTTACACGTTCCATTAATTGTAAACGGAAAGGTATATCCAATTCCCTTTGAAGATTAGTAGCTATAAGCGTTGTGATTTCATTAGGTGTCATGTGGGAAAGGATTACAGGATGCAATATATGAAAAAGGGATCGGATAAAAATCCAATCCCGTTACCAAAACTTAACTGCTTATGAGAGAATTATAATCCAAGAATACCTTTTACCTCTGCTTCAGCATTGGTACCATTAGAAGGTATAGCAAGGATAACTGTATGTGGTTGTTGATGCTGATCTACCGGTGTTGGGCTCATTTCAGTTTTTACACCACGGAGGATATAAATACTGTATGTAGCACCGCTTGTAGCAAATACAGAAGGTGCACCAAAGTCAGCAGCGTTAGCCATACTATGATCAGGATACTGGGTACCCACGCCTTTGTAAACATCTGCTTCCTGTTCAAGTTCTGCAACCTGTGCATAAGTACCATTACCCCAGAATGCTGCTACAGTTTGAGCTGCAACTGCACCTACTTCTTCCAAAGCTGCACGACTGAAGGATAACCTGAAAGTTGGGCCTCCGGCATTTGCAGTGATAGTGATTACTGTACCACTTAATGATGCAGTCACAATAGGATCAGTTCCTTTGTTAATGATATTTGTCTGGTCATTAATCAAGGCGGTGATGCGTGCTAATGCTGTAGCAAGTGATTCACTGGCTTTAACTGTTACACCATATTCCCAGCGTGGGAAAGCCTGGTAACCAGGAGTGGTTTCAATTACACTCACTGAGTAGAAGCTACCGGCAACTGCCGTACCTGCGAAGGTGGCTGTCATTACTTCCGCAACTGGTGCAGAATATGCCTGACGCTTGTATTCATAGTCAGATGCACGAAACTTTAGAGTTTTTTCTACATACCCATCACGCTTTAAAGCACCAAAGATCCAAGTAGTTGAGCCTACTGCTGTTACTGCTGCCGGTGAACCAGAGGTGGTACCTGCAATAAGGGCTAAAGTATCTGCATTGAAGAAAGCAAACTCTCCTTCTACAGCAGTAGAAACAAATGTTGGAAAATCTGTTACACCGGTGGCTGCGCCTGTACCTGAATAATCTACCTGTTTAGCTATTAACACATCAGCAAATATGCCGAGGGTTGCCTTCCAGTACCTGTTCTTGTTTAACATGAATGTTATGTTTACGGGTTAATGTTTACATTTCTTGTAACGTTATCTTTGAGTTTCACTTCCCAATTAGGATCTGCTGTCATTGCTTTGAAATACTCAACCGCAAGATCACAGATTGATTGATGAAACTCTTCAGGTAACTCACAATCCTGATTTAAAAGTAGATTTATTTTCCTCGGCTTTTTCACATAATCTATACTAATTGAGCCGCTTATTATGAAGCTCGAATCCCCATAAACTATAAGTTTATTACCTGATAGTTCAGAAATAGGACTTTTACCAGTGCTTTTAACCCAAGGTGTAACCAGCATAGTTGAGACTTGGTTAGAAGCAGTAAGCCTGTTAGGTGTCCATGTACCAGCCTCTGAGTATTTACTGCTGGTAATTGTTCGTGTAGTACCTGTAAATAGAGTTCCATCAATAATAATAATACCCGCTGAATATCCTGGAAATATGAATGAGTATGGTGCTATAATAGTTTTGTAGTGCTCCCAGTACACTTCAATATTCAGTACATTACGGATATACCATAGAAATGCATCTCTCAACACATACTTCTCATCTTTAGATTGCAATCCTGTATAGCTGCTGCGATAGAAGGATACAATATCTGAAAGTTGGATAGTAACTGATCCAATTACCAATACTACTGTAAGATAATAATTAGTTGAACTTTTAACTGTAGTGAATAGTGGTAATACAACAGAAGTTTCTGTAACATTTACTGGTGTTTTGGTAGTGCCACATAACATCATAGTTTTGCTATCATCTGAGATAAGATAGCTGTAATCTGCTGGTAATTGACATTCATAGTCAGTATCAGAGATAAATACTTCTACTACCTTTCTACCCAGCAGAGTCCTGATAGAATCTACATCAAGCTGGTCAATTTCAAAACCACCAGAACCATCTTTTCGTGATTTGACCTTAGATTGAATAAACCTTTCCTGAGTCTTGTTAAGAAGCCAGTCAATTTCTTGAGGTAATAGCTTACGCCTTACATTGGCCGCTATATTTTGAGATGCTTGTCTTATTTCTAAGTGCTGCTCGAATACTGTCATCAGGAAAGGTTTAAGGTGTTAAATTATCTTGCTTTAGAAGTGGCAGGGATTACTTTTAATCCTTCCTGCATCCTGGCCCTCATCATTACCATCTTTTCAGAATTGGCCTTATCCTTAGTCCAGGCTACAGCCTCTACCATATCATGCCCAATGGTATCACCATTATCAGGGTTAATAATCTTTTCACCAATCTTCTGCAAAATACCGGTATTAATCATGGTTTGTACAATGTACATCCCTTCAAATAGTTTGTTCTCAGACAGGGTTACCACTTTATCAGAAGCAGTTTCGCACAAACTCTTTAGTTTCTCAAGTTTCAATGCTTCACCATTCTTACCTTTAAAGGTACGTGGATCTACATCCAGCAGAGTAAGTAATTGATCTATCTTCTCCGGCGTTTTCTTCATGGTCAGGTAAAGTTCCAATGCCTTATCCTTATCTTGTGAAGTTTTCAATTCATGGTCTTCCTGGGCCTGGCCATCAAAGATGTAAAAGCTTTTCAGCATATTATTCTCACTATCCTGTTTACTTGCTGCAACCTGAGGATGTGCAACAGCATGGCGATAGGCAAGGTAGTCAGCAATATTAAGGGGCGCATTAATCTCTGATACCGGTGCAAAATTATCTTTCTCTAAACCAATTTCAAGCTCACGGCCTTTATCATAAGGTACCAGTGTCTTCATACTGGCAAAGTAGTTCGTTACTTTAGCTCTGAAGTCACGGTCAGTTACTTCACAATCTACTATTGCAGGCATTAGAAATTTCTGTTCTGTAAATGTTAAACCGGTACCAACTGTTTTTGAATAACTGTTTTCCCAAAAGGAACCAATACTTTTCTTGGCCATACTCATAAATTCCGGTGCACCTTTCTGCTGGGCATCCTGAATGAAAGAGTTCTTCTGGTAAATCTTGATAATTCTACTGTTAGGGTGTTTCTGAGTCGTAATCATTTTACTGTATAGTTTTAAGATGTGTAAATATATGAACTTCTGTATAATAAGAAAGCCCCAAATGGGGCTCTCCGAGATTAAGAAACCTCTATACAGTAGCTTCTTAAATTATAGTCCTGCAGTACACTGCATATCAAAGCACCTGTTGGCCCTTAATATCTGAATACCTGCTGATTTGAAACGGGTGTATGCACTCTTATCAATATCAGTAGCCAGTAATGTTGCCTTGCTTTCATTATCAAGGTTAAAGCTACCTGACATTACCTGAAGTGATTTAGGCATATCTGTTAAACCGGCAATAACACCATGTTTAAATGAACGGCCTTTCTGTGCAACGTGCTGGATGTTTGGTTGACCATCATAATCAGTATCATCAATGAACACCATACGGTAGCTTTCCAGAGGCCAGCCAGTTTCAGGGTGAATGTAACCTGCTGCTTGCTGAGCAATAGCTACTTTACCGCTGTCAAAGATTGGGTTATGTTTCACTTTGATAGTGTAACCATCAATGTGATAGAAAGTATCGAAGAATCCACCAAGGGCAAGATGATGGCCAGTACCAGAGACAAACTTATCCGCTATGTTACCACCACCATTGGCAAGGATATTAGCTACGATAGTTCCGCCTGCACGTTTGATAGCACGATCAAAAGACCTCATACCACCACGACCTGTATGTAAGGTAATACTGATACCTGCTGTATCAGACTGGCCAAACAATGCATCACCGATTTGATTAACCAAGTAGTCATAGGTAAGATCAGAGTAAGAACTCTTATTTTGAATCTGTTCCAGGATACCTGAACCAGTAGGGATTACCTTACCGGTAAGCATATCTTTCAATGCAATTTCACCATTGGCGGCCCTATTGTAACGGCTGTACCAGTAGTTATGCTCACAGATAGAAAGCCATTGCATTTCATACTGCCACATTGCAAAGTCCATCCAAACTTCAGTTTCGCCCTTATCGGTACCCACTTTGATTTTCATTACTTTGTTGGCAGCATTACCAGCCCAAGAGAAACCATGACGCATAAAGCCCATTTGGTTCTTGAACATTCCCGGCATTGCCATACGGCTTTCAGTAGTACGTGATTCACTCTCTGCAACAGCAGTAGTAATATCTATCCATGCATTACCACCATCCAGTTCTGTCAAAGGACAGAAATCCGTAGGAAGTGCGGCATTAAGAGATACAGTGTATTCGTAACCATCAAGTCCAGCAGGTTTTGGATCTTCATGCACATAAGCCTGAATACCACGGGCAGACTGGATAATGAAGTAACGTTTAATCCAGTTATCCTGTAAATACAGTTTGAACTGAGTGTTACCCAAACCAGGTTTATCCCCTGTAGTATAACCATTGCGGGATACAATACATGCCTTGTCAATCCTTCCCATTACAGGGTAGGTGAACTGAACATCATCCAGTTCAACAGCAGCACGTTTCATAGCGTCCCCTTCATAACCAATACCACCAAGGGTCATCAGAGAGATAGGGTAATTCTTTGTATAATCACCCATAATATAGGTGAGTTTACGGGTAAGTTCACTTGGCGCACCTTGTTTCTGGTGATAGAAGTTGGTTTCATCAAGCATGGACTTACCATCAAAAATGCCTTCAGATACTCTATACCTTAGGCCGGGAGTTGGTTGTGACATATTGGGTTACTATTTAGTCGGGTTATAAATCACCAAGCGCTATAAATCCTTTATTTGTTGGTGTTGCACTTGATGAAGCTTGTTGACTCTTGCTCTTATCTACCGTTCTTTTAAAACGGCTAACAATCTTAGTTTCTGCACTGCGCTGTATCAGGCCGGTTAAATCACCTTTCTTATACAATAAGTACATAGCTTCCAGTTGCTTTTCAAGAGAGTCTTCTACTTTCTGAACGATCAGAAACTTCTTACTGGGATTGTCATACTCAAGATGTTCTTTAACGAACTTCGTGAATAATGCTTTTTCAGTATCAGGTATAATGAATTTCATTCCTTTACCTTCTGAAATAGCAGTAGTTAATTTCTGATCTAAAGTATTGATAGATGAAAGATATTCTTTCTCAGCAGCAGTCTGCTGGGCCTCAATAGCTTTTAGGTTATCTGCATGAGATTTCTCTGTTGCTTTGTAGGCTTCATCAGCTTTAGTAAATAGTACACCATCTTTAATGGCCTTATCTACAGCGAGCTGGGCTGTATCCTCATCTAATCCTTTTAGTACCAAAGAGCTTTTATACAATTTAACCTGCAAGTCCTGATTGTCCTTGAAAGTATCATACTCAGGCAAGCTAAATGTTTTATTAGTGAAGAATGTAGAATCATCTCCTCCTGCTTGTCTATGAAGCATGTATGCATAAGATTGTGGATCAGCTTTCTTTAAATAAGCTTCAAAGTTCTCAGCACCAATTTCCATCATAGTTTTATCTCTGAAATGTACCCCTTCAGGTGTGAAAGGATCTACTCCATCAGGATACTCTATCTTCAATTCCTGGCCATGAAGTTTATCTACATCCTTAAAGAATTCTTCAGGGTCGTCGTCAGTATCATCTGCTGTAGGTTGATGATTAGGGTCTTTGGTAATTTTACCATCTATCTCAAGATACCCTTCTTTCAGGCTACCGTCATCATTCTTAGCTGCTTTTACTAACTCTCCATATTCAGCAGCTTCAGCCTGTTCTGCAACAAGTTTATCAGCAGCGGCTTTCTGAGTTGCTGCATCCAAGTCGTTATTCTGTTCGCCAGCAGGGGGTACATAGTTTGGATTTGTCAGATCATCAAGTGTAGGTTGTGCATTACCCCCACCACCGTTATTGTTGCCATCATCAAGATAGCGTGTAATTAAATTGTGTTTCATGTTTTACTGTATAGATGAGAAATTATTTCTTAGTACTCTTTGCCTTAGCCCTCATTGCTTTGACCTTAGCCATATCTGTACGTTCTTTACTTTCAATCTTCTTGTCTTCAAGTTTCATCTGCTGCTGTTGAAGAGACATCTGATCTTTATGAATCCGTTCACGGGAACCAATTTCCATTTGAGTATGACGTTCATCTGCCAATATCTTCTGCTGGGCAATAACCCTCTTACTTATCTCTACTGCATCAGGAATACCATTATCATTATTGTCACCATCACCTCCAAAGCCAAACAGGTTGTATTCTCCTTCAACCATAGCCAGGGATTCTTTCCTGTCATACTCAACATTGATTTCATCCTGCTTTAATAAAGACTGCAATCTAAGGAACTTCTCTTTAGTTTGTTCAATAGCCATTTCCCTCTCATGTTCATTCTCTGCTTCAGCAGCAGCCTGTTGAGCTTCAATCTCTTCAATCCGTTTTAATTTACCCATTAATTCAGCTACATTATTAGCCTGTTGTATCTCAAGAATAGTGGATTGTTTCACACCATTCTGAATCATTGCCTGAACCTGATTCTTGTATTGCTGAAGCGTTTGCTGCTCTTCTGCTGAATGTTTGATAAATAATCCCAGCTCTGCTGAGCAGTAGCTGTTAGGGTCAATTTCAAGTAGTTCCCTATCGTAATCATCTTCATTGTAAATAGCTCTTACACCATCTACATTAATGAACTTACTATAATCCAGCATTCCCTGCAGATCCTTCTCAGTAAATTCTTCAAACAGGGTAAATATCATATCAGTCATAAGGGAAGACTGAAACAGGTTGGTCTGAGTAGTTCCCAATCCATCACTGCTATTCGTTTGTGCCTTACGCTGTGGACTAATACCCAACAGATCATCCCAATCATGTTTGAAACTGTCCCTTAATTCAATCAGGTTCTTGATTTGGTCAAACAAAGACATATCCAGTGTAGTGTACTGGTTCCAGCTTTTATCTACACCCTGCTGATTACGGTTGAGCATCATATACCCAAGTGCGTCTGCGTAGTAGAAGAACTTCTCTTCATCCCACCCATCACCTTTAGGAATAGCATTCTGATCGAACAGGGTAATCTTACCTTTATTCTTAGCAATAGTTTTTTCTAGTGTAAAGTTTGTAATCATGTACATGATCGCATAGGGAATACCCATTTCCATAGGAGAGATATTCTCTGCATGTGTATCACTATAATTCTTACCGTTATAGCTTAATTTACAGGAAGAGAAATTATTCATTTCATTCCTCTGTACCGGTAAAGCCCTCATACGTGCAAAGATGTTATCACCAATCCGCCATCCTTCATAAACTTCATTTACCCACTCAGTCTTGTTAAGTACCAGGCTATCATCTGCCGGCACATCTTCATCAAGCTGCAGTTCCTGCGTTTCACCTGTAAGTGGATCAGTGTAAGTGTAAAACTTTATAGGCTTCTTACCTTTCCATTGTATATGATACACCGGCACCTTACCATAAGAGGTTTGAGTACTGTAAGTAGTATCAAGATAATTATACATTGACAATGGGGATACAAAGCTGTTACGTTCCAGCTCATCATGCTCGGCAGCAGATAATTCATCGTAGAATTTATCCACTACATCGCTAACAGTTAACAACTGCCTTCTTATCACCCATTCAGAATCTTCAATGAATTCCACATTAGGACTCTTATCAAAGTCTATTTCCTGAGGTGGAACCCTTTCGTATATAAAATTACCATTCTCAATATTCTTATAGCTTCTGGCCATACCTACTATCAGCCAGTCCTTGAACATCTTCAGCTGTTTCTGACGTACATTATATTCCCGTATAGCCCGTTTAATCCAGCGCTGCCCCCTGCGTGCAAGGTTATCTTTGTAACTTGAAGTAAACCTGTCCTTGATAGATTCCGGCATCGGTATTTCTTCATCCTGTGGGATTTCTTCCACTTCATGCCCAGCAGCTTTCATACTCTGTTGAGCAATGGCAAGAAAATGTTCCTGTACATTACTCTGTATGGCTTTAGACATTTCATCGAGGAATGTATTGTATCCTTCCTCACCCATATTCGCTACCTGGTATACATAAGGCCGCTTAGGGTATTCACCCAACAGCAGATCAAGGTTAGTCCTTAACATTCCTGTTGGCCGTACCTTAGCCGGATAATTCTTATGATTTGGGTTTACGGCGTTAAGCGGATCAGTAATATGCGTAAACCATGCAAGAGGGAACTGATTATTGTAAACCCCATATAGAACACTGAGGTCACGTTTAGATGAACTTGAGGCATTTTGTGTACTTGCAGCCCCGAGATTAGATGCACCAATCCTGTAATCTATATTCTGTTTAAACCAGTCATAGTTTTTGGCAACCTTCTCTGTCCAGGATAATCGCTGTAGCGGCTTACCTGTAGGGGCTGTTCTCTTTCTTTCCTCGGGTAACTGGTTGGGCATAGTAGTAAAGATGAGATTTGTAATCTATTTAGTAAAATCCGGTGGTACCTGCTTGTACAGCTTGTCCACCACCAAAGAGTGGTTTCTTGAAAAAAGTTTGCTCTTTGCTAATCTTCTTTTCTTCTTTATAAGCATTCTCTTTCAGCATAAACATGGCTATAATAGCTGCCGAAATTCTATCAGCATTCTTATCAGGATTGTACCTCTTCATCTCTCTCAGCAGACCAAGGTCATATATCCTGTGAATGTTAAGAATAGGTTTACCATCTTCTGTAACTCCCCTCTGCTCTGTATGCCAGTTGGCCAGGTAAGTAAGTCCGAGTCTTTTCTTCTCGGTAGGCATATTCATCAGCATGCTCTTATTACGTTGAGATGCTGATGAAGCATATTCTTTGTTACCAAGCATCTCAGGTTCCCGTTCGAGCTTATGTAACTGCCTTGTCATCTTGGCGTAATCAACTATCCCTTGTCCTCCACCAGCTATCTCACCCTGTATAGTACAATTATACATATCAGCAAGCATGAATAATGTTTCATAAGCTGTCTTCAACTGCTGTGGGCGGGCAGTGTACCATGCTATTGGTAATGCCTCATCCTTAGGGTCAATCATATTATACTGTTTCCATACCTGAACCGAGAACAGTGAAGTGAGATCTTCACTTTCTTCCTTATAGTATGGATCAACTACAATTTGGTACATGCCTGAAGGTACCTGTCCTTTCTGATCCAGGTAAGGTCGGGCGAATATTACTACGCATCCCTCAAGATCATCTTTAGATGAGTGTGGATATACATCCACCGGTTTAGCATCATGTTTAGATTTTGGTATAAGAATTACACCTTCTTCCTCACTGCGTCTGAGCTGACCATACCTCAGCATGCCTGCGATACTCTGCTGCGACTCAACTCTTCGTATTTGGGCTTCAACTTCAGCGACATCGAACATATTCTTATGAATACGCCTGAACATCTCACTGGGTTTGAATGGGTACTCAGCCTTATGCCCATCAAGTACTTTAGGATCTTTAGCTTTCTTCTTTTGCCTGCGGATAGATTTTTCATCATTGATAGCTGCCACTATATCAGCATTACCTTCTCCATCAGTAAACACAGGTTTCATCCGCCATATGGGAACAAAGTAACCACAAGTAGTTCCCTCATACCCTTTTTCCCATACGTTAGGGAATGCCAGCATATCAAAACTATCAGGATCATAGAATATATCTTCAAGTCCTTCAATATCTGCACCTTCCTCCCCACCAGTTCCAAATACACTTATCTGCCCTATCACTATACCATTATCTTCAATAGAACCTTTAGATACATTCAGGGCTTTCTTTAAATCTCTGAATGATCCTGCTTCTTCAAATACAATCTTCTCCCCACGTTTTCCACGGGTTTTATCAGGGTCATCAATTGAAAGACCTATGATTTCTGACATACTACCTCTCTCTACACCTAAGGCATCTATATAACTTGCTTTTTGATGCATCAGAGTATTCTTCTTCTGTCTATTCTTTTTCCAATCTACGCAATGGTCATTAATAAAATCCAACATGGGTTGAACTTTATTTAGAATACCATCCACAATTAAGTATTGTTCCAGACCAGCGAAGTAGTAACTTTTTGAACCATCTATGAAAAAGAAGTTATATACTCCATCTGCTGCCTCTTTATATGAAAACCCTGCCCCCCTCGTCTTTCCACAGCAGATGTGTTTAGCCCCTGTACTTTTAACTCCCATGAATTCCCCACCATGCCATGCTATGTGCTTGAAATTAAACCATTCATAATCCACTTCATAAAATCTTGGGAAATACATATCCTTAGCAGCAGTAATCTTATTCATTTGAACCCCATTCTTCCTGTCAAGATAAGCCTGAACAGAAATTCTGGGATCAACCATCTTTATCTGTGTAAAGTTGAGGTAGAAATAATGTCGGCCCGGTATCCATAAATCCCCTATTGAATACCCTTCTCTACACCTCCTTTCTTCTTCTGTCCAGAACTCAGTCCATTCCCTGCTACCTATTGGGGCAAGGCAATACTTATCCCCCTGTTTTTTAAAGTCACGGGCTGTATATGAAAATTGGGCTGTATTAACAAGGTTATGAAATCCCATTAGTAGCTTTCAATATAGGTACAAACATTATATTGCTTCCAGTGTTCGAGTAATTCACTCTCCGGTTTATTATTAACTAAAGTTGGATTTCCTAATGTTATATTCCCATTAGATTTAAGTTGCTTTATTATAGTTAGTATCTGTTCCGTAGTTTGTAAAATAGGTTCTGTACATCTTATACTAACTATATAATAAATGTAATGGGTAGCTGTTTCAAATTTATGTGTCATGCTATGGGTTTATTCTTCTTCATCCTCACCAAGTAACTTAGCAAGATCACTAAAACTCGTCTGTTGGATGTGAACAGGTTTACTACTCATCTTCTCAGCCCAAGGCTCACGTTTAACGCTTTCCTTTCTACCAAGAGTATTCTGGCCCCGTATAGATGCATCCCCTTTCAGTTCTTCAGCTACACGTTTCTTGAATGCTTCAACAGCAGAATAAGCTTTACCTAACTTCTCAAGGTTGGTAAGGTACTGACTGGCACTGTGTAATAGTTCACCTTTCTTATCAGTGAGGGAAAAATCAATATTCTCAAAGTAACTGTCAAGTTGATCGAGAGATGTTTCTACAGCCTTTAGAGTTTTAAGGCTTCTGCTGCTGCCTAAGAGCATAGTATCATAGTGGGCGTGTGCTTCCATTACTTTATCATCAAGATCTGCTTCAGTTAATCCTGCATATCTCATAGATTCTTCTCTTCTCTCAAAATCTTCCCACTCACGTATAGGACTGGTGAAGTCAAGATCAAAGTAGATAAAGGTAAATTCTTTTGTAGCTTTTAATTTCTTATCCCCACGGTAATCCCCTTCCGATCCCTTATCCCTTCGCAGCAGATTAGCGAATTCAGGTACCAGCATTATCCAGGGTTTATTCAACTCTACCTGGAAGTTCTCATTGATTGTAAATAGTCTCATTTTATCCTTCCAGGTTTTCGTTAATTGCATCAAAGCCTTTCTTATTAGCCTTGAATATTTGCTTCATACCTGAACCAAGTGAGTGCAGGAAATCTTTATACTGTTGTGACCTGACCTTTATCTGAAATGCCCCGAGGTAAGGTAGCCTTATTCCTTCAAGGTTTCCTGATCTTATTGTAAAATTCATGAAATCAGTAGTGCTTTTTATCATGGCCGTAGCCAGTTCCTGTGTAATATTATTCTCAGCGGCTACCTCTTTAATCAACCTGGTATTGCATTCCTTTTCAACATACTTAGGGTCGATATGAGCACTCGGATGTACTCCTTGAAATCTTCTCATATAACTAACTTTAATCTCAATAATGTATCAGCATTTAACTTTCCCTGGTTCATAGCTTGTGCCTCACTTTTCATTGGAATCCCATCTATAGTGCTTGTATCTCTGAATAGAAATTTACCTTTGAAGTATAAATGAAATGCATAAAAATGATAAACTACTTCATTTACTGTAGTAGTAAAATATTCTGTTCTTATCTTAAAGTTGTCCTTATAGTCAGATGTCATAGGATTTTATTGATAAAGTTACACATTGCAATGACTTCTTTCTTCATGTAAGGTACCTCATGCCTCTGTTTTTGAGGATTAGGTTCTTCTGCTGTTGGGTGAGGATAATGTATTATGTGCATAGTACCGGGAATGAATCCCTGATATTCCAGCATGAACATATAAGTAGACAACTGCAGGCAATAATGAAACCAATTACAATCCTGGATATAAGTAAGCGGCCTAAGCATCATCTTACGGTTACCATCTCTGTACTGGTAAGACTCAAAATTCAGCTTCTCATTGGTTTTGTAATCCTCTATATTGGCAATTCTATACCTATAGTTATTAGCAAACTCTTTAGCCAGCATATTTCCACCAGTCTCGGTCAGCAGGATAATCTTATCAGCCCTGCCGGCTATTTTATACCCGTGATGCCAAAGCTTTCTTTCCGTGTACACCCCATCAGGTCTTTCAATCCAGGGAATAGTTTCCTGAATTACTTCACCAATTACGGGCATCTGCTGGCCATTAACTGTATCAATCATTCTACCATGAAGTGCCATTTCATTAGCATCATGTATCCTGTTACCCCGTTCAAGAGAAGCACTATTCTTTTTAGCCCACTGCTCTATCCAATACGCAGCAGTCTGCCCATTCTTCCTTGCATAGTTTTCAGCTACAGCAGCGGCGTCAAACTTATTGGTAAACTTTTCTACCAACTGTGAAGCTGAAGTATAACCTGTACCATTCAATGAATACTTATGAAGGGCATCATTATAATCTACTGGTAAATGTTGGAGATTCAATTACTTCCTGATTTTAGTTGTGTCTAACTGGCCATGAGCATTAATATCTCTTTGTATACTGTCAATGGCTGAGGTAATAAACTTCACCTGCTGGTGAGAGAGGTTACTTTCATCCACTATTTGTTTGATAGTGTTAAGATTCTTCCAGTGGTATTCAATAGAAGGAGCAGAAAACTTTACTGTAAAGTTTTGATCTGCCTCGAAAGATAGTAGAATAAGTGCACCAAGGATGATAGATATTTTCTTCATTACTGTATAGTTTAAATGTAAAAGGCAGATGGTTAGTCTGCCAGTAAGGTTTAACGGGTGATAGCTTTCACCGCGTACATCTGAGCAGTTTCAAGATTAGTTTTAGCAATTGCTGCTAAGTGATGTACATCTGCAGTTGCCTGTTTAGCCTGCTCTTCAAAACCAGTAGCCGGATTCATAGGTAGTTTTAAATTAACCCACTTATCAATTGCATCAAAGGCATCAGCAAATATTTGTTTAATAGCTGCTACATCTTCCCTCTGACCGGGATTGAAACTTACTGACATTACTTGCTGACCTCTTGTCAGCTGTGGTTGTTCTGTGTTCATACTGTATAGTTGTTTATACAGCTAAGATACATGGAATTGGAATACGTGTGGAATTATTTCAATAAAAATCCCCTGGTAAGAATACCAAGGGGAAATAAATTCATCCGCTGTGGATTAAGGAAGCTGACAGATTAATGCATCTACATTGTAGATTCTTGTCTTTAGCATTAAATCGGTTGATATGGCTATTTCAAGATCATACTTAACTTTATCCACATAAAAGTGCACTGCCTGAATTGTAGCCTTTGGAACTTTTATACTTTCAAATTTAATTGCACACTCATCCCCTACCTGGAACATACTTGGTATTGGTATAACAATCTGTAGATTTTCCAAAGCCATACATATTCCTGACCATGTATGTGTAACAAAACAACTAATGTTACTTGAAGATTCATTAACAAAGAATTCAAATCCTGTTATCTTACCCTTCATTTTGGTACCATTTGTTACATAGTCCCCTATGCCCCAAGTAGTATCTTTTATAAGACATTTAACTTTAGTAGGTAAGCCGTTTAAATCTCTTTCTGTAATTTGAAATGTTGATGTTCCGAATAGATTGATGGGATCAATCTTGTGTAGTCTACTACTCATAATATTTGTAAACTGCTTAGCCAGTTCCTGCTTTGAGTTGTGAAGATAGTATAGTTTGAAAAATTTTATAAAATATAATTTAGAACTAAGCTTTGATTCAGAGCGATAGTGAAGAACTTAGTTGTACCCCCCCCCCCCTTGGGTGGATTAGTGTACAAGTGCGCGACAAAATTTTTATAAAATATAGAAAATTAATGTGTGTCCCCCGCTGACACCTTCACCTCCCGTTGAGTCCCCCGCTAAGCTTTGGGCATTGAATGTACCCGTCTGCCTTATAAAGCGACTCGTTAATTCAGCCTTATTAATTCATCAATCTCTCATTAATTCACAGTTAAACTCACAATCATGAGCACAACAAACAACATCGTAATCGATGCAACACGCGCAGTAGCAATCATCAACAGCAGATTGCCAATCAACAGGACTCACATCAACTGTCAGGTACAGTTACAGGTTCAAGGTAATGGCACTTACCAATCAGCAGCAGAGCAAGCTGTTCGTACACCAGGTCGCAGCCAGTATTTTGACCAGTACATTTACAACCTGAAAGCTAACAGCACTGAAGCTATGGGCCGTAAAGAGAACAAAGAACTGCTGAAGAAAGCAATGGAAGCTGAAGCAGCAGGTAACACTGACGAAGCAGGTAAACTGTTCAATGACTACCTGAATGCTGTTCAGGTGAGCTTCAGCCTTATCACACGTCCAGGGGTACGCAAACTGGAAGATGGTGATATGGTAACATGCGTAGTTGAAGAAGTTGACACTAAAGCTGGTCACAAGGCATTAGCTGTTAACAACATTAGGTACAAAGCACCAGTTGCAGTTGAGAAGATGAAGTTCAACATCACCGATTTACTTGGTGAGGTAGCTGCACCATCCACTGCAGTAACTGCTGAGAATGTAGTTACAGCTTAATGGTTCAGGTAACATGGCATCCAGATGTAATAGTCTGGGTGCTATCTTTTATTAATTCAATCAACTTAATTATTATGAGTGTTATTACTCACACATTCAGCAATGGTTCATGGCTTAGTCAGGGCCAGATAAATCAATTACAAAGAGGTATTGGTTCTATTGAAGGCATTACTATTGAGATTGTGAGTCCAAAACTAATGACTCAAGTAATGACAATCACATCTGTAGGTGAGCTAACATTAAATAATGCCCTGACAATAGGTATCACCATTGGGCTTGGTATCACCATTGGGCTTATATAGAGATCTTAATTCAAATTAATCTGCTGGTGATGGAAGGGGTATGGTAAAAGCGCGTTAACCTCAGAGCGTGTTATGGAATCAATGGTCTAAGACCATCCGAAATAGTAGAGGTAAATATGGTAACTGTTTCAACGTACAGGTAATCTATAACCATATTTCTTCCATCACCAGCAGATTATTAATGTATCATTCCTCATTCCCAAGGTGAGGCTGCTGTTAATAGTGTGATTCAGCCGACTTAGTACGCTAAGCTTCGTGAAATCCGGTAAGTAACGAATGAGTAAGGGAACGTAACCCTTCCATTACCAGCAGAATACAGAGGGATTATTAATTCACAATCAATACAACTTAATTCAAATGAAGAAGTACATCATTCAAAACATCAAATGGGCAAGAACCTTAGTTACAACTCTTAACTTCAGTGTAGGACAGAGTGTGTGGGTGAATGGGGAAGAGTTTAATGTAACAGGGTAGCAATAGCTCTGCTGCGGATTGAGAGGAATACTCTTGGTCTGCAGCTATTTATTCATCTGCTGTGTAGAGACAGTGGTTAACTTTGTCATCATTAAATCAACGTACAATGGGTAACGTAAAACAGAAGAAGCGTAAAGCTTTATTAATCGGAAGGCAGCAGGCCTGGGAACAATTAAGTACTGAGGCTAAGAAAGGTACAACTAAACCTGGAAGCCTGAAGAGGTAACTTTGTACCTGTTGAGACGGTTCAAGTTCTGAATCTTAATGAACTGTAGTAAACAGGTTACTTTATTCTTCTGGGTGTGAATGAATTAACAGGTTGGTTAAGTCCATTAGTTACTCTTCATCACCAGCAGAATCAGGCAGACTGAAAGCGAAGAATACATAAGAACTCGTGAATAGGTCTGCCATTTTTAACGATTTCAACCCATTGCCATGTGTAGTAAAACTATTAACAAGTATTTCCTGATTGCTGTAGTGATAGCAGATGTGATTTGGTTAGTAGTCAGGTAAAGTTTTAGCAATTTTCTCACGAGTCTTAGGTAAGGAACAATCTTGGGGCAATATACCTGTGAGATACCAGGTGTGAGAAGGTTGTTTTAATTATTTAAATTTAACACTGGTTGTTAATGATTTCTGAAATGCACTTCTATTATCTATAGTCTGTACAATCACCATATTATCAGGCCACTTCTTGCTTCTATCACCCTGGAAGAAGTAATTGGGATTAATCCAATACTGTTCTTTGGCCTTATCTTTTAAATCAAGGATAGTATGAGCTACTAATTCCTTCATTGTTTCCTTGAATACCCTCAGATTGAGATCTTTCTTAGCCCCAGTACTACGGTATAGCTCATTCACTTTCTTATAACTCATGATGATATACTCATAATCAGCATTCATCATGTAGAGCATCATCAAATAAAGATCTCTGGCCTTCTCTGAAAGAGAGAATACTGAGTTTCTAAGCGTAGGTGAGGTATATATTCTGTTGTAATCAGCAGCTTCAAAGAAATACTCATCAATAAGATATTCACCAGTATCCTCATCCTTCTTCACATCTTTAATCACCTGGATGACTGGAACTCTCAGATTAGTAATAAATACATAGGGATTTGTGCTTTTTTCTACCATTTATGTTAGGATTTGAACAAATATACAACTAATTGCTGGAATTTGAACATACTTGCTAGAAAATGAACAAGTACTACCTATTTTTGCTGGTTTTCCAACAAGTGTCTCTTTTTTTGCGCATTTCTCAACATCGTCTTTTTTATCATAAGTCAATGGTAGTAAGGGATACAGGGGAAATTTTGAGAGGCTCTTCCCTTATATAAGAAGGGGGAAAGAGTTGATGAGTACATCGCCGACTTACACGGCCCGTACCCCTCTAAACCATTTCACACCTCTAACTTCATCTCTAAAACCTCACTTCAAACCTTCTAAACTCAATTCTATCCAGCCCTAACAACTCTTCCCCTTCTTCTGCTGGATATGAATAGACTGCCATTACTACCTCATTCCTTCACAAATCATTAACTAATTTCACCACTTAATTCACAATCATGTACCTAACCATAACAATTCAACGCTGTAAGAATTCTAATAGTAATTTTAATTCGGGCCTGGCTAAAGGGCTTAGAAGAAAATTGATATTTGCAATATTAGATCCTGATAGATGGATAGGATTATTTCTTGGTATCATACCTGTATGGGGCCTCATTGATAAAGAAACAGCTGATACAGATGCAAGAAGTGATATATGGTTCTTTGAGCCCGCTAAAGTCAGGATAAAACTATTTGAAAAATTCTCTTAACTCACAACACATGGGCACTACACTCATTCCACACTCGTTAATTACTGTAGTGAAATTGGGATATTTTAATAACATTACTATAATCACTACAGAAGGCAGATATATTACCACAAGCTTCACTACAAATGCCAATGGTATTACCGGTAAATTCACCAAACTCAAATAACAGTAAACTCACAAATTATGAAACTTAAATACTACTGGCTACAATTTTTACCATTAATAGGATTCATTTATGTATTCTTAAATAAACAATACACCTGGGCTGATTATTATAACCCTGAGAAAAAGTACTTTGGTAAATTATGGCATTTTACACTATCAGCATTTATTCAGACTGCATCTATTTTATCCATATTGTATCCTTTCATTTTTAAAGTAATGAACTCTTAAATAATAATCCAGTGTCTAAGTAATCACACCCAATATCTTAGGTAAACAAGGCAATGTAGAGCATATCATTGATCTGGCTGGAATTGTTTAAGTAAATACAATAAATATGTTTTGGAACAGACTATATAAAACAGTTAGAATACTACAGGATAGATCCGAGATATTTCATACTTATCCTTTTTATAGATACCAGATTATCTTACACATCTGGAAAAATTAATCCCTTATAGTAAATACAGAAATGTAGTGGTTCCGTTGTTACCTATTAATAACAACTTTACTAAAGGGTAATGTTTGGCAGTTCATTAAAAACTGCCTTCTTTAATTCATCACCAGCAGAAAAACTCATGTCATGAATAACAATATCACAGAAGACTACTGCAGCTTTGAAATAAGTAAACTTCTAAAAGAGAAGGGGTTTGCAGTACGGGGTAATTTCGGATATACTATGAATACCAAGGGGGAATATTCAGGTAATGTAAGTAATGTGTCCTATAAATATATTGAAACTGCAGGATATTTATATAAACCAACTCACTCCTTAGCCATCAAATGGTTGAGAATAAACTTTCAAATTGATATAGACGCTACTTGTGATTACGAAAGAATATATTGGCAATATGGGATTAGAAGAAAAGGTTACCCCTATCTTAAAGATTATTCAGTAAAATATTCTACACCAGAAGAAGCTACTGAAGCTGCATTAATTCACGCACTAAACTTAATTTAACCATGAATAATCTATCCGCAGCAGAATCAACTTGGTTCTGGATAATCTACGCCATTGGGTATGTAGTAAACTATTATTATTGTCGGTATCTTATGAGAAGAGATATTGAAATTGCTTGTGAAACTTATAATTGGTCAAACGTTATAGCTCTATGTACTCTTAGTACTTTATCATGGATTATGATAATCATAGTTACTATTGTACTTATTTATACAAAACTACCACCACTACCCAAAAACCACCTAAATGGTTATAACAATCAAATTTTAAAGCTATGCACCAATTAATAATCTATGGGTTAATTACCCTAATGATACTGATTGTTGTCATGTATTATTTCTATAAAAGAAATAATTCTATGAAGGAGCAACTCTCCATCCTTCAACAGCAGAATATTGAGTTGCAAATGAAATCATTTCAAAAAAACCAAGTAGCTTACCTAAAATGCAATAAAGGTAATTGGCATGTTGGGGATCAAGTATATCTGCTTGAAGATTATCAAGGAATAGATACTATGTGTTGGATTATTGGGAGTAATCCAAATGAAGATCCCACTAACCTACCTACTCTAACCAATGGCGTGCAATGGACTGATCTTTCACATACTCCATTAGCTAAATGCCCTTATTGCAATCAAATCTTAAATCATGAAATACACAGCAGATAACATAATTGGGTTGCAATTCAGTTTAGTACCCGGGACATCTAAATGGAAAATAACATATATAGAAAATAGTTTTGTTTATCAGCAAAGTTTAAAGAATTCTGCTTCTGACTGTAATCCATTAGAAGATGCTTTAGAATTTCTAAATAATGGACATTGGGTAGTAATTCCAAAATCTGAACCTAATTATTCCATCTTTTAATCACAGTTATGAAATATACTAAAGATAATATTGTTGGAGTAAGGTTCAAGATAATTAGTGAGTTTCTTATATTATCTGTAAGTAGTAATGAAGTTATAATTAAGTCTAATGGTAGTGTGGAAACAGAAGATCTTGTTTGGGTATTACAAAATTTAAACTTTGGTAAATGGGGAGTACTAAATCCTGAGATAGTAAAACAAGTTTCAGCACAAGATTATTTCATATTTTAAATTCAACAACATGGAATTCAAACTTGGTGATAAACTCATTACTACAGATGCAAGTGGTACTATATTACCTGTTGGCAGTGAAGTAGAGATAATTGAGGTTGAGCAAAATCCTAAAGCAATTTATAACTACAAAACAAAGAATTCTGATGGGCTAATTACCTGGTTGGCTGAATGCCAACTATCGTATCCTAAAGCCGTGCTAAAATACACCAGAGATAATATCATTGGTATAGTATTTAAAGCTTCACATGGCACAACTGAACCCTGGAAAATTAAAGCTATTGAAGGTGATGTAGTATTAAATCATAAATTAGGTAATGAGCAATATTGCGATAGAAATTCTATTGACTGGGTTATAGCACTTCTAAATAATGGGGATTGGCAAGTGGTAGAAATGCCTTCTCAATCACCAGCAGAAGAATCATACTCAATCTTTTAATTATGCAAACTGAAATCATTTGGCCAGCACATAGTTACAATTTATAGTACAAAATTAAACATTATTTAAAACGTAAAATATGGAACCAAAAACAGGTGATATGGTAGAGATTATTGGGACTGATGATAACCCTTCTCTTGAGGGTTATTTAGGTGAGCAGGTACCTATCACAAACTTAGCAACTTCTACAGAATACCGAACTATTGAAGTTAGATTACCAACAAATAAAGTAGTATGGGTAAGGCCATGTAACTTCAAACTCATTACCCAATCGGAAACCTATTCAATCTTTTAACATGACACTCATACTTGAAAACATAACACTCACTTTATTAATCTGGTTCATTGGTTATGTATTGGCTGTGTTAACAATCCTATTCATTATCAAACGGTACCAAATACAATTCACATTCACTCAGATACTTATCTGGTTAGCTTTGTCACTATTCAGTTTCCTGTCATTGATATGCTTCTGGGTAGCTATACTGCTGGTTGAAGCATTTGTATATCCTGTACCTGATAAAACTTAATGTTATGTACACTAAAGACAATATACTTGGTTTTAGTTTTAAAACTAAAACTGGTAGTGGGCAGATATATAAGATTGAGAAATTTAGCAAAGATTTAATTGTTATAGTTGTAACCCATTTCTATAAACATGAGAAGAAATTCAAGAATAGGCGATTAAATTATGCTTTGAATGCACTAAACAATGGTAATTGGATTGTTACTTCTAAACCTGTAGAAACTGAACCAAATTATTCAATCTTTTAAATTTAAAACATGGAACTGATACCCGGCGAGATATATGCAATGAATAATGGGCATACATGGTTATTTAAATTTACAGGTTTAGATGGCAAGCGTGTTAAAGTAAGCGCTTATATAGTGGATTATACTTTTGTAGAAAATGGTTCCAATAATTTGTACTTTTTTAATGCTCATGTCACTAAAATAACTACTTCTGAGCAAAAAGCCCATCTTCAAGCCTGCATTGCTGCCGGTAAGTATGTTGAACCACCTAAAATTGAAAGCTATGACATATTCTAAGCATAACATTGATAGTATACAGTTTCAGATTAATGGTAAGGGTATAGTCTATACTATAACTGTTATAGATAATAAACCAAAGATAATCTGGGGTGATGATGATAAAAAAGTAGCTACTTTTTATACTTTTAAGAATATACTCGATAATTTAGAGAATGTCTGGGTACCTATTGTTTCATCTCAAGCTCAAAGCTATGACATATTTTAAAGAAGATATTGTAATTGGAATGGTTTATCATAGTGAGTATGAAGGTAATCTCTGGAAAATTACTACTGTTTATCCTTCTTATGTGGATGAAGTGAGGCTAAGAGACAATGAACCAAATGATGAATCCATAACTACCCTTCTCAGAATGTTTAATAGCGGGAAATGGAAAGTAGTTAGTTCACCAATTAAATCTGAAATATATGACATCTTTTAAACCCGGAGATAAGGTACGAAGAACTGTCGCACATCATGGTGTCACTAAAACAGGTGGCATATACATTGTAAAAGAACACGTTACGAGGCGTGGAGATAGAGTAATAGCTTTAGAAGAAGATAATAGCTCTGAAGTATATGATGAAAACTTCTTTGAACTTATACAATTTTCCGAATCTCAAACACAATCAAATGAGTACTCAATCTTTTAAAGCGGGGAACTGGGTAAAAGTTTTTAAAAAAGACCCAGAGTATAATCTTCAACATAGATTAGTAGGTCTTAGTTTTGAGGTATTACTGAGTAATGGAACCCCTCCCCATTGTACTAATCTATTTTTAAGAGGACTCTTTTCTGAGGATATAGGGAATCCTGATGGAGGATTTAATGTAAAATCAGATTTTCTAAGATTAGCTTTACCAGAAGAAATCCCCGAAGAATTCAGAACACAACACACAGATAACAATTATTCAATTTTCTAAAATTCACAATCATGGGCAAACAAAACGCCAACACCACTACTGCATTGGCAGTAAACACACCAGTACCTGAAGTATTAGCTGCAATTAAAGCTAAAATTGAAAGTCTGAAACATATTCACGATACGCCATGGAAGACATCAGGTGTAGTACCCGGTTTCAGCAGAAGTCTTAAAGAAGAAACTGACAAGTCAGTAATACTGAAAATGCTTTCAGTTATTCTGGCCAAAGAACACTGGTATGACAAAGCTGCTGAGCTTGCAGGTATTACCAGTTATGCACCATTCAATGAAGGCGGTGGAACTGCTGCAGACTGGATCGCTGATGTTAAGCTTCGTGGCCAGATCATTGAGCACAAAGAGACTCTTGATAAGCTGAAAGAAGCTGAAGGTATCATGAGCAAATTCCTGAGCGAAGCCGATCAAAGGGAAATGGCTATGAAACAAGTGCAGGCTTTACTAAGCTAAACTCTAAGCTATGGAACAAGGGCAGGAATACCATAAATTTAAAGAAGGAGATATTGTAAGAGTAAAATCTTATTACACTGGCGATGATGCAAATGCTGGAGATATACTTACATTTATACATGAAGATGGAAGCTCATGCCCTCGATTTCAAAAGTCTGACGGGAACACTATGTACTTTTATAATAGAGACTTAGAACTTGTATCTGATATTGAACCATCTTACAGTATCTTCTAAAACACAGTCGTTGAACCTCGATACGACTTTAAACAACGATACACGTAGTAATACGTGATGCACCATTGCCTTGAGAAAGCAATAGTTTATGTTCAGAACAAAGGGTTTGGGTAAACAATATCCCAACGACTTTTCTGGTGCAAAGGAGTTCTCAGCTTGGCCCTAATCTATAACCAACTTTACGGAAGGTTTAAATACCCCTACAAGTCGAGGTGAAGGTAAGATCTTCATAGAAGGGCGCTAAACTTAATTAAATCAAATTCAACTCTTAAATCATGAAAGAACACCTAATTGCAGTAACAATTCTAATTCTATGGTTAATTGGAATGGTATTAGTAGTAATCTTTGCCTGGCGCAGTAATAGCGAACATGATTCTGCTGCGGATGAAGAGAATGAATCCATTTTCTCAGTAGATAAACCAGCAGGAATAGGCTTATGGCAAATATGCTACTCATTCTTACCTGGTATACCTGCCTTAGATGGCCAGCTTCAGCAACATGCTTCAATTGAAATATTATCAGTAAGCTTGAAGATAGATGGGTATAGTGAAGATATTCTTCCCTCTCTCAATCTGCAGCAGAGACAGGCATTAGAGATAATGCTTTATAATGAGCATATTGAAACTGAACTTGGTTCTATTAATGTAGTAGAATTGGTCGAGAATTATAGTTCGATACCATCAGATGTAAGAACAAATTATAATTAAGTCATTACCGGAGAGAGGGATCGTAGCCTGATAGTACAAGTGCAAAAGAAATGTGAGCAGATGTACGAGGGATAGGATTATGTGGAGGCACCACAGTCCCTCTCTCACTCCGGTTTAATTCAAACAATTATGAACTATTTTAAAGTATTGAGTGTATTTCTTATGTTATTGACATCTTGTGGTACTGTACCCACTATTAAACCAAATACTGTATCTAAAACTGATAAGTACAAATTTGTAGTAATGAACTGGACTACAACCGGGTATAGTAGTATATATTGTGATAGTGTAAAAATGACCAGTTTAATTACAGCAAATCTTTGGGTAGATGGATGTTTAATAACTATAATTTCTGAAAAAAGAATTACAATTTCCACAAACAATTAAATAATCATGAACAACAGACTTAGCCAGGATAAGGCTTATGATTATCTACTGAGTGGAAAGGCTGTTGTTACCTTTCATAATACTCAGCCAAAGAAGAAAAGTGAAGATCAATTCACTTACACTGTTAGAAAAAAGTGGGTTTACTATAATAATGAGTGGATAGGAGCTATTAGAAACGATAATACATTTTTTGGTACATTTTCTAACCCCGTAAGACAACCTGTTACAGTATTTGCCTGGATGTGGAATGCTATTTTAAAGCAGAAAGTCCCTGATACTATTCACATTTACCATTCAGGTAGTTGTGGCAGATGCCATAGGCAGTTAACAGATAAGTTATCACTCATTACAGGTATCGGGCCAGAATGCAGGAAGATACTTGGTATTCCTAATCCTCAAATCACAGCGGATGATAGCACAGATAATTCATAACCCAGCCCGTACAGACCGGATGGAAAACATCATTCAACAAGCAGCAGAACAGGGGTTTCAGTATGAACTCTGGCCCGCAATAATGGATGCAGAAAATCCAGCACGTGGTTGTCATCTGGCACATAGAGCTATAGTTCAACATGCTAAAGATCAGAACTGGCCTGCTGTGTGGATAATGGAGGATGATATAATGTTTACTGCATCGGGGGCTTGTGATAGATTTCTATATACTATTCCACCATCCCTATATTATGATATTTATACTGCAGGTAGTATAGGAACTCATAAGTTTTGGCATAGAGGGGATTATGATTACCCTAAAACTATTTCCGGCACCCATTGCTATATTGTAGAAGAAGATTTCTATAATTCTTTCCTTTCAATGTCAGCAGATGAACACCTGGATATAGCTATTGGTAAAACCTGTTACCCAGAAGGTAAAATGCCAGGCAGATCACCTCTACTTGTTCTTGCCCGCCCAATGTATGCTCTTCAACAACCAGGTTATTCCAACATCCTTTGCCAGCAGACAGATTATAACAATGATAAGTATCTGTGGCAATACGAAATCTTTAAAGGTTAAATTATGATACCACCTGAACAAAGATTAGCTGCTGCAATTGAGAGATACAAAACACGCCCTTGTCCTAAATGTTCTGGTACCCGTTCGTGGTCTTATCTCTTTGCAGATAAAAGCAGGCTAACGACATCAGGAGAACATCCTCAAAAAGTAAGACGAGTTTGTTTAGATTGCTCAGCAGCTTATTATAGAAATCATTATACACCGGAAAAAGGTATAACTAAGAACCATAAGTATAGATCTAAAGTCTTAGCTAAACGTAAATTAAATCCTGAATTTGATAAGTTCGAAAAGGCAAGGCACAATAGTGCTTTAAAAAGTATGGCAACTAATTTAACTGATGGTTATATACGAAATTTTATCAAACGGACTTATAATGGTAAAGAACTATTACCTTCTGATATTCCACAGCAACTTATTGAAACAACCAGGAATTTCTTAAAGCTTAATCGTCAATTTAATATTAGTGGGAAACAAAGTAAAAGTACTCAGCCAATCAGTTCAAGTTAAAAATGCATCTTTTGAAGATGCTATGAGATACAGAGAATTGGCTTTGAAAACTAATAACCGTGAAGCAGCCATGTTAGCAATTCTAAATTTTAGAGTTTGGATAAGGGCCTCTGTTATTAATCTTATTGAAGAAAAGAAACTTGAATTAACTAAAGACCCAAAACAATTAGAATGAAAATAGCAGGTAACGGTTCATGGCTTAGTACTACCAATGAAGGTCATTGCTTTGACTCTCAACTTGCTGGTGCAATAGTGAAATTCTGCAGAGAACAGGGCCTATCATCTATCCTCGATTTAGGTTGTGGTGATGGTAGTTATGTGAATTTCTTCAATGAAGAAACCTTTGAATTATTCGCTATTGGATGTGATGGTAATCCCAATACATTTGAGATAGCAAGTAAGGAAAAGATGGTACCTTCCTGTTGGACAGCGGAATTGCATAAACCATTGACATTTAACAGACCACCTGCTGATTTGATATTATCCCTTGAAATTGGTGAGCATATTCCTGCTGAGTTTGAAGATGTATATCTCGATAATGTAGTGAAGTATGCTAAAGACTGGATAATTTTGAGTTGGGCAGTGCCTGGTCAAGGTGGTGATGGTCATGTAAATTGTAAACATACTGAACGTATTTTTGAAAGTATGCAAATGAGAGGATTTGATTGCTCAGTATTTATAACTGGAGATATGCGAGAGCAAACTTCATTACCCTGGTTCAAAGATTCACTCATGGTATTTAAACGTATTCAATAATTTGCTGTAAAGCAACTTGCCCCTGTAGCTCAATTGGTTAGAGCATGAGATTCTAATCTCAAGGTTGTACTATGGTAGAGAAGATAAGGACGAGGCACTAACACTGACAGAGTAATTAACTGTAAAGAGAGGAAGTATTCCAGATGATATTTATCGGCGGTTCGAGTCCAGCCGGGGGCACTAAAATTTATAACTATGCAATAGACATGCAGCATTAGTGGTTGTCGGGCAGAGATAGCTTACGCAGTCACAGACACCAAGAAGGTGTATCGTATCACGTTTAGCAGATCATTAGCACAATACATCTGCAAAGTATCGGGTAAAAGATTGAAGGTTAAGAAAGTACAATTGAAACTGGGTAAAGAATTACAGCCTGGGGAAGAATCATTCACCAAACTTTATGCTATCTGTAAAGCAAAGAGCTTGTGGCCATTAAGGGTTACATTCTTTAAAGATATGGCTGAGTTATGGAAGAATGAAACTACTACTATCATGGAATGCTACCTTTTACCAGAGTAAATTGTATATTTGTTCACATTAAAACTACATACTATGAAGTAGATACGCGGCTCTCCATGATGTACCATTCAAACTACAGGTACCAAATCATTTATTCTACAAATTATAATCATGGAATTCACACAACAATCAGTAGCACCCGAAGTGCTTCAAGCTCAACAAATGTATAAGGCTTCAAAAGAAGCCTTTAAAGCAGCAATTCTCACTCTTTCTACACAGCAGAGTAATTTAAAAGTTCAAAGAAAGACAGTTAATTTTCCTTCTTCTGCTGTGAGAGAACTGGATGCATCTCTTGCTACCTCTACTCATGCTGTTAACAGATATGACCTTAAACATCATTACATTGCCTATCACCAATTTCGCCGGGCTAATTCAAGTTACTGTAAAAGTATCCCTGAATGCACTTTCGATCAGAAATTGGTGGATAAAATTATCGCCAAATATGCCAGCAAAACTGTACATCTTAATCAGAACTGATATTCCACTTGGAGATCAGGGAGCTCAGATGTGCCATGCAACAGCAGAATGGTGTAAGAGATGGCAATGTCGAAGTGGTACAGAATGGGATAAT